ATTCTGCAAATACTACAGACATTATATTATATTAAAAGGAGCTAAAAATGGAAGAACTTGGATTAATGAACATCTTGGGAGAGGAAGATGTGGAAAAGTTAGGTCTTTTCTCTGATCCCGAGGAAAATGTTGAAGAACCTGAAGAAGCGGGTTCTGAAGAATAGGAGAAAGATAGTAAGAAGAATAAAACTACTGAGGTCAATCCTGAAGAGTTGTTTGAGGAGGAGCCAGAGAGCGTAGGTAGTGAAGAGTCAGTCAAGGAAGAGGAAGGTGAAGACACTGACAACAGTGCTGGTGCTTCTCCAAACGATAATGACTTCTACTCTTCCATTGCCAACGCTTGTGCAGTGGATGGAGCCTTCCAACACCTTGATGATGATAGGATAAAAAAAGTAAAGACAGCTGAAGATTTCTTCGATCTTATTGAAGATGAAGTAAATGCCCGTTTTGACGAAAAGCAACTAAGGTTAAGTAAAGCACTGGAGAACGGAGTAGAAGTGTCGGATATCAAGAGGTATGAGAATACACTTTCATATATCGACAGTATCCCGGAGAAAGACCTGGTTGAAGAGTCTGAAAAGGGAGAAGCCCTGAGAAGAAACATTATCTTCCAGGATTTCCTTAACAAAGGCTACAGTCAAGACAGAGCAAAGAAGCTGACTGAAAGAACCATTGAGGCAGGTACAGACATTGAGGATGCAAAGGATGCTCTCGCAAGCAACAGGGAGTTTTTCCAGAAAGCATATGACAAACTCCTCAGTGATGCCCAAGCAGAAGCCGATAGAGCAAGTGCTTTACGGAAGGAACAGGCAGACAAGCTTAAGAATGACATTCTTAAAGATAAACACCTGTTCGGGGATATTGAGATAACACCCAGTATCCGTAAGAAAGTGGTTGACAATATCGCAAAACCTGTATACAGGGATCCTGAGACGGGTGAGATGTTTACAGCACTGCAGAAGTATGAGATGGAAAACCGTGCTGACTTTATCAAGTATATCGGTACCATCTTTACACTTACCAATGGTTTCCAGGATTTCGACACTTTTGTAAAAGGTAAAGTCGAAAAGGAGAAAAAGAAAGGCCTCAGAGAACTGGAACGCACTTTAACCAACACTAAGAAAAGCGGTAGTGGAAACCTTAAATTAGTAACAAGTGCCAAGTTGGATCCTGAATCTTTCATCAACAAGGGATGGGATCTTGATATCTGAGGTTTATGAGATATAAACACAGAATGTTATTAATTTTTTAAATATTAATCAAAATGGCAGGTAAATTAAACAGATTTTAGATGGTGAATTTTGCAGGCTGGAAGGGTTTAACTAAAGAAAACCACCTTGGTGCTATCTTTCACTTGATGCCCCAGAAGGCTACCAATCTGATGGTGCAGCTGCTTGCATGGCATAGAGGTAAGACTTTGAATACCTTCCTGTCAAAGTTCCCCACCAAAACCTTTGATAGTGATGATGAGTACACATGGGATGTTATTGGTTCTGCTGACCGCAATATCCCCCTGGTTGAAGCCCGCGATGAGAATGGTGGTGCAATTCCAGGAACCGGTGTTGTAGGTGCCAACGGCACTCCTTTCTACCTAGTGTTCCCCAAGGACTGGTTTGCACTGGGTGAGGTGGTAGTCGGCGAACTTAATGAGATTTATCCAATCCGTATTGTCGCTGATCCTCGCAAGGAAGGCGTAAACACTGTGTACAAGGTGACCATGACTGGTGGTGTTACCACAGGTATTCCTGTTGAACAGCTTCAGCCAGGTAAGCGTTTCTCTGTAGAGTATGCTCCTGTATCCCGTGGTCTTAGCCGTAAGGTTGGTGATATCCGCTTCACTTCACCTGTAAGCATGCGCAATGAGTTTACCACTATCCGCATTCAGCACAAGGTTCCAGGTAATATGCTGGACAAGAAGGTTGCTGTAGGTATTCCCATGACCAAGGTTGTCAATGGCAAGCTGACTCATGAGACCACCAACATGTGGATGCACAATGTACAGTGGAGACTTGAGTGTGAGTGGGACCAGTACAAGAACCGTGTACTTGCTTTCGGTAGAAGCAACAGAACCATCGGTGGTGAGTATCTGGACTTTGACTTCTCTGGTGAGGTTCTGCGTATGGGTAGTGGTCTCTATCAGCAGATGGAGGTAAGTAACACTACTTATTACAACACCTTCTCCCTGAAGGCTATCGAAGATGCTCTGTACTATCTGAGTGCAGCTAAGCTTGACTTCGGTGAGAGAACTTTCATCATCCGTACTGGTGAACTTGGTGCTATCCTGTTCCACAAGGCTGTGAAGAACGAGATTAGCGGTTGGCTGCCCTTTGAGATTGACAGCAGCTCTATCGGTGCTATCCAAAAGACCACCTCAAAGCTGCACCAGACATCTCTTGCTGCAGGTTATCAGTTTACCGAGTGGCGTGCACCTAATGGTGTAATTGTAAAGATTGAGGTTGATCCTTACTATGATGATCCTGTACGCAACAAGATCACCTTGAATGGTCGTCCTGCATTCAGTGCAAGATTTGATATCTTTGATATCGGTACCATGGACCAGCCCAACATCTTCAAGGTGGCTGTCAAGGGTCAGGAAGGCGATATGACTTCCTATCAGTGGGGTCTGCGTAATCCTTACACTGGTCAGATGGGTAACCCCTACATGAGCTTTGATGAGGATGCAGCTGTCATCCACAAGATGACCACCACAGGTATCTGTGTACTTGATCCTTCCAGAACAGTGAGTCTGATTCCTCGTGTTCTGCAGGGTTGATCTAAGACATACTGTTAAGGGGGAAGCAAAGTCTTCCCCTTTGACAACTGTCTTTTTTTAAGAATTATCATTTAAACAACCATAAAGGAGAAGATTAAAAATGGCAAAGAAAAGAGTAGAGAAAGATGAACAGATTGAACAGCCTGTTCTTGAAGAAGGAGCAATGATGATTGACGACAGTTTTGAGGATATTCCCATGAAGGAAGTGCCTGTTGAGCATACTGTACAGGAACCGAAAGAAACTCCTGCACAGAGATTCACGGCAAAAGCCCCTGAATATACAATCAATTGTCTTCGTAATGAGAAGGTCATTGTAAGGTTTTTACCTTCACAAAGTGCCATGGTACATCAGGCAGGACATGTTCTTGATGGAGGTATGGCTGAGAATGCTACAAGAACCTATGTTGTACCGAGACTTAAGTCAGGTATTTACAAGAATGTGCTCACCAATGCCGAGAAAGCATGTCTTGAGGAAGTGATGCAGCTTGAACCCAACGCATTGAGTATCCACAGGAAGACAAACAACTTCTGGGATGACAGCAATGACCAGGGTGTAAACAAGGTGGTATTGCACAAGCATGACAATGTACTCGACTTGAGCAATCCTGTGGACTACATCAAGTACAAGATACTGTTGGCAAACGATGATCTGATTGCACCTTCACATGAAGCTGTGCTTGAATTGCCTAAGGCAACCTATCAGTTTGAGATTATCCATGAACAGGAAGAAGCAAAGGAAGCTGCCGGTGGAATCAGTATAATGCAGAAATGTTTCGCTGAATACGGTAAGATTGAGAATGATGCTGATACCTTGCGTACCATCATTGAGATCTTCACAAGAAAATCAACATCAGCCAACACCAAACTTCCTGCTATCCAGAAGGAAATCTTCAACTGTATCCAGAAGGATGACCGTTACTTCCTGAAGATCATCACTGATCCGATGCTGAGATTCAAGACCCTTATTGTCATGGCGACTGAAGCAGGTATTCTGGCAAAGAAAAACGACGGCTATTACTACCTGATGGAAGACGGAAGACCTTTGTGTGAACTTAATGAGAACAGTACTTTGGACAATGCTGCCAAGTATCTGAGCAATCCTAAACGACAGGATTTGTTATTCAGAATCGAAGGTAAACTTAAGTGATCATTTAATCAGAAATGGACAATTCAGAAATACTTAACAGGTTCGATGTATTATACAATAACATAATGTCTAATCAGGCTCCAGGACTTGATGCATATGAAAAGAGTGTATTCTGGAATAAGGCTACACTCGAGGTGCTGAAGAATCATCTCAATCCCAAAGGCAACAAGTATACTGAAGGATATGACTACAGTGCTAAAAGACAATTGGATTTTGGATCGCTTACTGTGAACAGGTCTTACTGTCCTGCATTGTATGAAATTGTATCTGAACCTAACGGTATTTTCTGTAAAATTGCTTATAGGTTTCCTATTTGTTCCTATACAGAACAGACAGACGCACAAGGCAATGTCGTAGTTGATGAAGAAACTAACCACATTGTCTATAATGCAGAACCGGAGATTGATAAATACTTGTGTATAGTAAATGAGTACGTTGAAGAACTTCCTAAGTCAGATCTTGTAGGATTTGAGCCTGTGATTACTGCTTATATGAATAGGAGTTTTGCTAGTTATGATTTTAATGAAGATGGTAGAATAGACATCAATGACGTTACAGCATTAATAGCAAACGGATTGAGTGAGAAAAATCAGTTTTATATAGCTGTAAGTGATAAAGTAAATTAGATTGTATTAAAAGGATTAGCTGGTGTAGACTAGGGAATGTTCACTTAGAACTTTACAATCTCTGATGCTATTGACGCAGAACATATCCAATCTCAATATACACCTGTTGTCCCAATCAACAATGTAGAATTTGATACATTAATGTCCAGACCATACAAATATCCACCCAAACAACAGGCTTGGAGATTATTAGTTGATGGTAATGCAGAAATCATAGTTTCTCCTGATATGTTTCCTATAAGGTATAATGTCAGATACATCAAATATCCTGCAGAAGTAGATTTAAGTAGTGACGTCGGTAGTGAAGTTCCAGAAATTCTTCATGATGAAATCCTGCAACGTGCAGTGGAGTTGGCAAAGAACTCTTGGGAAGGTACTTTGGAAACTCATAAAGCTTTTGGAGAAAGGAGTGAATAATGACTAATTCTGAATTCAGCAACGAATTTGACATACTTGCATCAAGTTACCTCTTGGAAGGCGGGTTCACAATGAGTGACAGCAGCCTCTATGCTTTCAATGAGTATGAGAAGTCATTGTTCCTTACTCTGGCGGAAGAACAATATGTTCTGTCGTTATATAACGGGAAGAACTCATCTGGAGACATCTTTGAAAGCACTGAAGAAATGAGGAGATACCTGCACAACCTTGTAGCTGAGTACTACACAGACAGTCCTGTAGACACACTGAAAGCGAGGAACTTTCTTAAGGAGAAATATCAGGGAATGAAGACCAATGCGTCTCTGAAAAGCACCTTCTTTGAACTTCCTGCCAACCTGTGGTTCATTACTTATGAATCTGTACAGACTGTTCCTGATGAAACAAAGAAGGACAGATGCAACAGTGGGGAAAAAGGTATTATCCAAGATGTGGTTCCTGTTACACAGGATGAGTTCCACAGGATTAAACGCAATCCTTTCAGAGGACCTTCGTATAGAAGAGCACTGAGACTTGACCTGTCTGACAGAGGTAATGACATTCTTAGTCAGGATACCTCAACAGAACACGGTAGTGTGGTGGAAATTGTCAGCAAGTATAAGTTAGGTTCCTACTATGTAAGATATATCAGGAAGGTAGAACCTATCATTCTCATAGATCTTCCTGATCCACTGATGATTAACGGTAAAACAAAGGCTTGTGAATGTCAACTGCATGAAGCAGTTCATAGAAATATATTGGAACTTGCTGTAAGATTGGCAATTGCCAGCAGAACACAGCATGCTACAAGTAAGTCTAAGAAAGACGATGATTAAATGAATAACCGATTTATAAAGGTGGAAGCTAAGGCTGACACCAATGTTTAATTTAAATTTTATATATAAAATGAGAAGTGTAAATCAAAACCATCATTTGTATGTTGTTAAGGGTGTTGGCAGTGCTATAAGTGAAAGCTCTGATCTTGGAATGATTGCTCCCTTTGTTGTAGGTGACAATCCTAAGGAGAGAGACCTTTACTTCCTGTACAAGGGTCGTGATTGTGTGACAAGGAGTGACCTGATTCCTGTCAACCAGATCACCTATGTCAAGTATATCCCTGCCAGCGCGCAGCAGACTCCTCTGAGAAGGGTATCTGTAGCACTTGACAGCACTATTAACAGCGGTAATCCCGTTCAAGGTGAGGACTATGTCCTGAACATCGAGTTCCAGCAGTTCTATGGTCTGAGTCCTGAGAACACCTATGTAAAGACTGTAGCTGTACATATTGGTCCCAACATTACAACTCCCAGCCTGTTCTACGATGCAATGATTGATGCTCTGAATGCAGCATTTAGCCGTGAGGTGGGTGCTACCGCTACCAGCAATCCTTACCTGACTTTTACAAAGAATTCTCTCTCGGGTGGAGGCTACAACCTCATTATCGAGGAGAAAGAGCAGCCTTGGTCGCTTGGTAAGTGGGAAGCAGAGAGCCTGATGTTCAATGTATTCCCCTCAACCATCCGTGTAAGCGGTTCTGAGGTTAACTGGGGTACCGCAACAGTAGAGACTCCTGCAAACTTTGTTGCAAACAGTAAGAAGATGGCTGACCTCGAGTGGTTTACCTTTGGTGAGCGTGCAGACTTCTACCGTGGTATGGGTTATCCCAACAACTTCGATTTCACTCCTATGGTGGATTCCAGTAATGCCAGTGGTTATGATGTCCTTGAGATTCACTATGCTTATCAGGGTACCTGTGAGGATATCCAGAAGAGCGAGAAGGACATTACATTGATTGCAAAGAGTTCCGACGGATATATCGAAGATCTGGTAGGTGACATCAACGGGTTGAACCCAGGCTTGGGTTTTGAAATCAGCACTGGTGCTAGCGATGACCCTTCCGGTACAGCTCTTGAACCAGAGCCTTAATCTTATTACAGTAACAAATTAACAATCTCTTGAGG